GTCGTCACCGTGAAGGGCCCGCTGGAACAGGCCAAGAGTTGGCGCTTCGACAGCTACGCGGAGATCAAGGGGAGGCTCCAAGCGGCCTTCGATTCGGAGTCCCCCGAGGTTGCGATCCGTATGTCGTCACCGGGAGGAAGCTTTGCAGGATGTCTCGAGCTTGCGCGTGAAATTCGAGCAATGGCAACGGCTGCGAAGAAGCCTTACCGCGCTTTCGTCGATAGCCAAGCACTCTCCGCGGGCTTTGCGCTCATCTGTAACGCGGATGAAATCGTCATCACTCCAAGTGCGTCGGTGGGAAGTGTCGGCGTCTGGAGCGCACTCGTGGATGCGACGGCGCAAGATACCGCCCGCGGCCTGAAGGTGGAAATCGTCGCCTCCGACGACCATAAGGCGGACCGCAACCCGCATGCCCCCATGACCACGGATGCCATCGAGCGGCTTCGTGCGGAGGTCACGGACATGGCGGAGATGTTCCGCGAAGAAGTAGCGGAGGGGCGGGGCATGCGGCCTTCATCTCTGCGCAAACTGAAGGGGGCTGCAATCTTCGGATCTGCCGCGGTCAAATCCAAGCTGGCTGACCGTCTGGTGGACTCCTGGGAGGAATTTCTTGGAAGCGAAGCATCGGCCAAGCAATCAAACAACGAGGACGAAATGACCATCTATAGTTTGGCCGCAATGCAAGCTGCAGCGGCAAAGGGCGATAAGGGCGCGGCGGCAATGCTCGCTCTCCTCGCTAAGGCCGAAGAGCCTGATGGCGATGAGGAAATGGAGTCTTGTGGGGACTGCGGCAAGAAGCACGCGAAGAAGGCCAAGTGCAAGGCCGAAGACAAGGAGGACTACGCCAAGGCAAAAGCCAAGGAGGACGCTCCGATCAAGAAGGGCGATGAGAAGGACGAGAAAGACGCCAAGGCGCTCGCTCTCGACGCCATCGGCCTTGTCCACAAGATGCAGGCCGACGCCGAAGCGCGCGAAGCGCTCGCCACGGAGACCGAAGCCCGCGCTGCTCTGCTCGCGACGCGCCCGGACTTCTCTGATGCCACTCTGGCGTTGCTGAACGCGAAAACTGAGAGCGGCGGTTTCAAACTCTCGCGCGACGATGTGAAGAAGGCGGTGGCCGACTTCCCCAAGAGCACCTTCCGCAACCCTAATACCTCGGTCGCTCAGTCGCATGGGCTCGCGGGGGAGAAGGCGGGAGACCTTCACATGGCCCTCGACGCGGACACCATGGCGGTTCTTGACCGCAAGATGCCCCTCGGGGGCACGCGCGGTCCGGTGGCTTTCACTGTCGGATGCGGTGACCCCGCGGCGGCGCGGGTATACCTTGCGGCGCAAAAAGCCGCGCGAAAGGCTGGCTGAAAATGAGCGCTCTTACCGCCCAGCGTTGGGCCCCGAACAAGACCATTCGCACCATGCAGTTCCCTCTCAAGGGAAGCGCGACTGCCTATCAGGGCGGCATGGCAGCGGCAGACACGTCGAATGGTTGGGTGAGCCCCGGCACCAATGCCGCCAATCAAATCAACATCGGTCAGTTCACCGAGAGCAACAACAACAGCGCCTCGACACTGACCTCCTACGTCAACGTCGAGCTCGCGCGTGAAATTGATTGCTTTTGGTACGACAATGCGACGGGCGGTGCGGCGGTGGTCGCGTCGAACCTGTTCAGCAACGTCTACATCCAGGACGACCACACCGTCACTACCACTGCGGGAGCTGGCATCGTCGCCGGGCGCGTGTGGCAGATCGACTCTTCCCTTGGCGTCCTCATCCAGCCTAACGGCTTCTGAAATAGGAGACTCCGATGTCTAGCCCGAACACCCCGAGTTTCGTATTTCAAGTGGAGAAGCGGATGCGCAGCATCCAGGAGAACGAGTACGCTCGCGCTCTTCTCGCCGAGAACAACTGGTGGACCAAAGTGGCTCGCACGATGCCCACGGACGGCGCGAGCGAGCGGCTCACGTGGTTCCTGAGCACCGCGCAGATTCGCCCGGTCGGCAAGGGGGGGAGCGTTCCCTTCGAGCCGCTCGTCACGCAGAGCACCGAAATCGTCCCGCAGCGCTATGCGGCGGCGACGCGCATCAATAAGGACGAGTACCTCGACCTCCGGGGCGGCGGGCTCGATGCGCTCACCGAGTGGAGCGCGCAGATCGGCGTGGAGACCGCGTACTCTCCTCAGCGGTTCCTTGCTGAGCTCTTCATGAACGGCGCGGCTACCGATGGGAGCGCGGCCAGCTACGACAGCGTGCCCTTCTTCGCTGACAACAACACGAGCACGACATTCGGCGGAACGGCCGTCACGGGGCACCCGTACAATCCCTATCGGCCTTTGCTCGGCGGATACACGAACTGGCTCCACGGAGCCAGCGCGACGGTGACGCAGCCCAATGGCTCCACGTACACCTATCCGGGCGCGCTCCCGATCGACGATTCCGTCAGTATCACCACGGCATTCACCAATTTGGGGAAAGCCATCGCGTACGTCGGCGGGTGGAAAATGCCCAACGGCATTACGCCTCGCTTCTTGCGCCCGCGGATGCTCCTCGTTCCGCCGCGAATGGTCCCCCAGGTTGCTCAGCTCACCGACACGCGCTTCATTGCGCAAGTCGCTGGCTCGGGCGCCGGCTCGGGCGACGTCCAGGCGACGATCAAGCGCTGGGGCCTCGAGACCCCCGTGGAGGTTCAGGAGTTCGCGGCGACCACGAACTACACGACGCAGCTCATGCTGGCCAATCAGACGGCCACCGGCCAGGCCAGCGGCGTGCAGACGCTCTACAATAAGACCATCACGGGGAACGACACCACGTGGTACCTCGTCATGGAGGAGCTCCGCACGACCACGCTAGGATCGTTCATTCACCTCCTCCGCGAGCCCTACAAGGTCAACTATTTCTTCGGCGAGGGCGCGAGCGGGGCCAGCGGCATCGACGCCATTTTGAACCGGATGCTCGAAATCGAGTACATCTGCCAGGGCCGTATGTCATTGCAGTACGGACATCCATACGGCGTGGTTCGCGTAGACGGCGTTTGATAGTGAGCTTTCCGTACGAAGACCTTGCGGGGTTCAAAGCCCGCACGACGATGCCATCGGGCGATGTTGACATCTTGGAGGAAAATTCTCCAGGCTTCATAGCTCAGTGCATCGCTACGGAAAGCTCGTGGATCAATGGTCGGCTCCGCAAGCGATACGGGAACGCCAACGTAAATAGCGGCGCGTACGCTGGATACGGCGACACCGGCCAGGCGACAGGTAATAACCTCCCGTTCGGGAAGACCCCCCCGGCGCTGATTCCCGCGGGCACCAATCCCCCGCAGGGGCTTCAAATGGTGGGGACGCCGATCCTTGGCAGCCTAATGATTGCCTTTCAGGTGGCCGTCGCGGGGCCGATCGGCACGGCCGTTCTGAAATATACCATCAACGGAGGAGTTGGGTACGTCCTTCTCCCGGTGGTCCTCGGGAATCTTCCGATCATTGGGAGTGGTATGAGCCTTCAAGTGCCTATCGGAGCCGTATTTGGCGCTGATAACGCTTGGGCGGCGGCCACGCCCGTACCGGAGATCATTCTCAAGTGGCTCAACGCCTTGGTCACGCTCGCCGCTTATCGCCGCCGGGGGTTCAACCCCAACGATCCCGCGGGCGATATGATCGTCCAAGCGGCCGTTGAAGCGAAGAAGGAAGTGCTCGAGGCCGCGGACAGTGAAAGCGGCTTGATCGACATCCCGGTCAGCGAAGACCTCGACAGCGCGGTGACCACCGGGGGCCCGTTGGGAACGTCAGACGCTAGCCCATACGCTTGGCAGAACCGCCAGGCCGCGCGCGGACGCAGTCAAGATTGCCAGTGGTTCAATCAGGGCTCATGGTTCGGGATTTGGAGGCAGTGATGGGCCCCGAGAAGGATACAAGCGCGGATGCTTTCATCGCGGCTCTTCGCCTCATGCAAGGGACGGAGCTCGAAGAGGCGATCGCCAAAGAGGCCGAGGTGACGTTGCAGGATGCCATCCAGGCCACTCTCGTAGCGGGAGAGACCCCTGAGGGGAAGCCGTGGGCGCCCAAGCGTCGAGGGGGAGGACGGCCTTACGCAAACGCCAGCTCGACGCTGAAAACGGTGGCCACAGGCAACTATGTGCGCATGACCATTAGCGGCCCCGACGTCTTCGGGCATTTCGGGCGGACGGGCAAGCAGGTTGCGCGGCCCATGCTTCCCGATGCCGGCGCGGGAACCCCCCCGGTAGTCTCGAAGGCGCTCGATCTCGCCGCGGAGCGCGCGGGCGCAAAGGCGGTCGGAAAATGACCCTTCTTTCCGATCCGTATGGCGTTCCGTTTGCGGCCCCCAACGCCGCGCCGGTTACCCCCAACTTCCCGGTCACGCCCCAAAGCGCGAGTGGACTTCAATTCCTTCGCGATCAAGTCGATCGCTATTTCAAAGAGGAGGAGATCCCCGCGACGGTGGCTAAGGTGGGGCTCAAATATCGAAGCTTTCAAATCAACACCACGATGCCAGGGGGGGCGAACCGCGTCGTTTTTATCCCGGGGGTTTTTGACGGGAGCGCGAGCGCCAAGGCGCGGCCCTACGGGGAGCTTTCGCGAAAGACCCGTAACGCTAGTAGCGTCAACAACCCCCGAGAGCTCGCACAGTGGGATCGGCCCTGTACCATCAGCGTGTGGGCGGCCCCTGCAGCCTCCGATCTCCAAGACGAGGAGAAGTCCCTCAGTCTCGTGGAAGACCTCCTCGAGAAGGTTGTCCGGGGGCTCTATAGCGCTTCGGATTTCAACCCCGAGGACACCGAAATGTCTTTCAGCGTGAGCGGTGCATTCAGCTTGGGGGCGGTAACGGTCAACGCGCCGCCTACCGAGTCCGGCTACGGAGTTGAGCTGCTCGTTTCCCTCATGCTCCGCGGGCCCTTCTTCGACAAGACCCTCGACGTCGTGTTTCCGACGCCGATTCAAAGTCATCCAAATTTCGTCACCTCACTCAAGTAAGAGGTTCCCATGCTACCTGCAGTGACAATCCAGAAGAACGTATTTACGACCGTGGGGGCTCCGCCTTCTCAGGTGGGAGTGCTGGCGATTGTCGCTGCAAGCTCGACGGGGACGCTCAATCAACCAGCGGGCTTCGCCCGGACAGATCTTGCGGTCAACGCCTACGGGGATGGCCCGCTCACCGATTACGCGGCTTACGACATCGCGGTGGCCAATTTTCCGGTCACGCTCGTCAAGGGGAACGCGACCTACCCCGGATCCTATGGGGTCATCGCGACGTCGATGACGGGGACCTCGGCGATCACTGCGGGAGCGACGGCGCCTTACGATCACTACGCGATCGGCATCAACATTTTGACCTCGGGCACCGTGGGGAACGCGAGCCCGGCGATCACGTACACATATACCACGGACGGCGGCAACCTCACCAGTGGCGTACAATCTCTCGGTACGGCGAACACGCTGTCTATCCCAAATACGGGCGTGACCTTCAATCTGGGCGCGGGAACCCTTCTCTTGGGGGATAGCTGGAAATGCTACACCGAGCGGCCTCTCCTCAACGACACTGACGTCCTCAACTCTTTGACGGCGCTGAGTCTAAGCCGCGCGGTTTGGGAGATGGCTCTCGTCGATTCGTCGATGACGACTTCCACGGTGGGGCTCATTGACACGTTCCTCGCGGGGCTCGAAAACAAGGGCATCTTCAAGGCGGTTATTTTCAACACGCGCTTCAAATTGGAGCCTGAGCCGACTGCGGAGTCCGAGGCGACCTACGCGGCGGCCATGACGACGCTCGTGCAGAACCAGACGAGTATTCGGTGCTGCGTAGGGACAGACGGCGCGCATGTGCCCAGCCAGATCACGGCGTGGAATCTCAAGCGGCCGACGTCGTTACTTCTCGCGGCGAAGTCGATGAGCTTCGGAGCCAACTTCGGAACCGATGCGGCCTATGTCGCTACCGGCCCGCTGAGTGGTGCACAAATCGCCGACTCCAACGGCAACCCCTTCGACCATGACGAAGACCTCTACCCGAACCTTGATCAATTGAGGTTGGTTGCCCTTCGAAGCTTTGCTCCCGCTGGACCGCAGGGGGTCTACATCAACAACCCCAATACCATCGCCCCCACGGGCAGCGCGTTCCCCTATTTGCAGTTCATTCGGATTGCAAACCAAGCGGCGACGATCGCATGGTTCATCCTCTCGACCCAATTGTCTCGTGGGGTGAGGAAAAACCCCAAGGCTGACCCGGTCACCGGAGCGGTCTATATCTTCGAGCCCGACGCGGCGACGATCGAAACGCTCGTAAATAACGCCTACATCCAGCCCTTCAAGGGGCAGGTCAACGCCATCCAGTTTAGCCTGAGCCGGACGGACAATATGGCGGCGATCCCATGCAACGTGACGGGGGTCATCAGCATCGTCGCGCTGGCCTACATCAAGGGCTTCCAAATCCAACTCCAGTTCAACAAGACGATCCAGGTCGCTAACTAGGAAATAGGAGCATAAAATGCCCGATGTAAATATCGTCCGAGTCAATCGGGTGCCCTATTCCTGGAATAGCTGCTCCCACTTTTTTAACGGCCTGCCTTACAAGGGCCTAACCGCGGTCTCCTACAAGGAGTCCCGCGAGGTGAAGCTCGTTCACGGCGCGCAGCAAGACGGAACCCCGCTAGGCATCACGGCGGGCATCTACAAGGTGGAGAACACGTCCTTCACCCTGCTCCGCGACTCAGCGACGGCGCTCATGCAAGACCTCACCATCGCGGGGCTGGGGAGCTTCGGCGATGCCGAGTTCACCTACATCCTCAGCGTCTTCGAGCCGGTCAGTCCGCCGTCGCTGCCGGTGCAGACCGTTCTCACGGGATGCCGGATCACCGGGGTAGAAGAGAAGCATGTCCTCGGGGCCGACGAGCTCGTGACGGAGATCAGCGTCCAGGCGATGTTCCTTCTCCGCACGGCCGGCGGAGTCCCGATGAACCTCTGGAGCACGGTGCGCAGCCTGCTCTGAGCTTTTGCAACTGAGTTACGAAAGGTAAAAATATGTCCACTGAGCACAAGTCTCCGACGAAAGCTGAAGCCTACGTGAAATTCTGCGAAGAGCGCGATGCGAAGCTCAAGGAAGACGCTGAAAAGCGGCTTGAGCACGAAGCGGATCTCGACATGAAATATTCCGCCAAGCTTGGCGTTCGCGGTATCGACTTCGAGATCGTCAACACGGCCAAGGGGGTCTTTGTTCTTCGCAAGCCGGATTGGACCGTGGCCAAGAAATACAACTCGATCCCCGCCGACAAGCAGACCGATGAGGACGTATGGAACTACGTCGTGCCGCACATCGTCGAGCCCGACGTCAACGTTGCGAGAGCGGTCATGCAAGAGCACGGGGGTGTGGCTTATCGCTGCGCCGGAGCTCTTCACTCTCTCTACGGCGCCCGCGGCCCAGGCGACCGAACGGGAAAATTCTAAGCCTGAGGAAAGAGGCTAAGCAGAACGAAGCCATTGCGGCACGGTGCTTAGAAGCTTTCGTCAGGCCAGATAGCGAGGATTCAAAGGACGAAGGAGTCCATCAGGAGGTCGGCGGTATGATCGTAGCCCGCACATGCCTCTGGCTCGAATGCATCGGGAGTTGGTTCGGCGAGCAATGAGCGAGAGGAGGTGAGCCGTGGCAGACAAGACACTCACCTTCGGTATCAAAGTCCAAGCCGACTCCAACGCCAATGCGGCGGCCGATACAGTCGAATCGCTTACCGCTAAAATCAAGGAGAGCCAGGAGAGCGTCAAGTCTTACGGCGCCACACTCCGGCAGTTGCGAGGGTCTACAGCCGAGGTCAAGAGCGCCAAGGAGAAATTGAAGGGGGCCGTCGAAGCGGAGAAAAACGCCATTTCTGCCAACGCCCTCGCGCTAGGGAAGCTCGGTACAACCTACGCACAAGTCACCCGCGAGACTCAAAAAGCCGCCGCGAGCGCGGAGAGCATGAAGGAAAAAACCCGCGCATTGCGGGACGCTCTTCGCGTTGGAGGCGACGAGACCCGTAGACTTGCAGCGGCCTTCGATTTCATGGATCGCTATGCGGCGAACTCCACGACGGCACTTATTGGCCTCGGAGCAGCCGCAGGTCTGCTCGGCGTGGCATTCGCGGTCGGTATCGTTGGGGCAGTAGGGGCGGCCACTGTAGCCCTCGCGAAATTCACACTGGAGTCGGGAGATTTACTACGGACCCAGGAGCTTCAACGCGAGGCTACTATGGGCTCCGCGGAAAATGCGAAGGCGTTCGGCACACAAATCGAATTTCTACTCACGCGCATCCCGGCTACGCGCGAGGAGCTCCAAAAACTCAGCATCGAACAATTTAGGCTCTACGACTCGACTAAAATCAGTGGCCAAGGGATCGTTGACGCCTTCAACGCCGTGGGCGTGGCCTCCGCGGCCATGGGCAAAGAGGTTGGGGGCCGCATCTCGGAAATCATCGCGCGCCAAAAGTTCGCAGGTAGGTTTGGGCTCAATTCGTTCGGCATCGCTGGAAGCGGCATGGGGGTGCGTGACGAGCTACAAGGCACGGGCGTCAAGTCAGTGGACGTGGCCAAAAAGCTCGCGGCCAATCTGCACATTGGGCTTGGGGCGGCTGAGCAAGCGCTTGCGATGCACCGCGTGCGCCTCGATGATGGGGCCAAGGCTATTCGCGAGGCCATCGAAGACCGCTTCTCGGCGGTCAACGCGCGTCGGCTTATCGGCCTGGACGTCGAGGCCAAGAAACTCCACGATTCGCTCGTGGGGCTCGTGAAGGGCGTCAATATCGAACCGTTCCTCGAGAGGATCGATCAACTCGCCCGCAATTTCGACGTGGCCTATGTGAACGGCCAAGCACTGAAGACCATCCTCGACGGCATCGTAGAGCTGGTTTTCGGTCCGGCTTCCGAGAAGGGCAAGGATTTCTTTCAAGAAGTCATCGATCAAGCCATCATCGCGGCGCTGAAGTTCGAAATCGAGCTTCTCAAAGGGAAAAATATTCTCACCGAGTGGGTCGAAGAGGCCAAGCATATTTGGACCTACTTTGAGCAAATTGCCGCGCTCGGGAAGATGATCAACTCCGCAGCCTATTTTGACTTCAAAGGGGCCAAGGAAGCCTACGCGGAGGACGAGGCTCTCATCGCCAAGTTCAAAGCATTCGAAGCGGCCAAAGCCGAACGTAACGAGAAGCGCGCGGCCGAGGCCGAAGCGACTGGCGACACCGGCGACTTTGGCAAGGGGGAGTTCAAAGGCCCTGGGGCGGACGCCATCAACGCTGCCGCCTTCGGAAGTGGCGCCAGGCTTGACACAGGTGAGGGCTCTGAGGTGAGCGCCCCTGTGATTCACCGCTCGCCCGCGCATGCCAGCGGTGGGCGTGTCATGAAACCGGCCTTTGGCGAGATGTTCGCGAGCGTGGCTCCCGATGAGTTCATCGTGCCTGCCCCTCAAGCCAAGCTGGGCTTCAGCGCCTCTGGGGGTGGAGGCGCGTCGCAGGTGGATGCACGAGTTAGCGTGACGCTGAGCTTCCCGAACGTTCGCGACGGAGCCGGAGTGGTGAGCGCGTTGAGCTCCCCCGACGCGCTTGCGGCGGTCACCAAAGTCTTCGAAGACATGGTCAGGGGAGCCGGTGGGCTTACCCAAACCCCGGCTACGCAGGGGGGTGTCTGATGGCTGGGCCTATCCCTGTGGGAGGAGCGGGAGGCGTTTCCCTGGCGGTGGGACCGGACCCTACGGTTTCTGCCTTCCCGATGGTCAACACCATCAACCTCGGGGGGCAAACCCTCCCGGGGAAGTGGACGCTCCACAAAGCGGAGCGGCTCTTCGGTTGGCAAATCAAGCAAGCTTACGGCCTTTCTGGTGCATTCATCGTGCCCAAAGGGGACCCGCTACTCGTCGCTGAGTTTCGAGGGGAGTTCTGGGCCCAAGCGGACTATTTGCTCTATAAGCAAATGCGTGAAATTCTATTCGCGAAAGCAGTCGTGAACGGCCCGGGTGGGACGACTACGCTTGCGTTGGGTATTGCACATCCTGAGGTCAACGGCCTTGGCTGCTACGCGGTCGTATGCGGGCACCACGGCGCGGCTATTGACCGCGGGGGCGGGCTTTGGGAAGCTCGTGTCGAGTTGATCGAGTTCAGACCGTATCTGCTAGCGTTGCCCCAACCCACTCAAAAAATTCCCGCGGAGAAACAAGCGCCGCCGATCGCAAACAGCGCTAACTCAGCTCAAATAGCGAAGCTTCAAGCAGAAGCCGCTGCATTGCTAACGCCGGTCGCGCGATGAGCCAAATTAGTATCACCGTCAACGGCTTCCCGTGCGTGAGCGTTCGCATGCTCTTGCCGTGGGTTGGCCTCTGGATCGCAGACGCGGAGGTGGCGCTCACACCAAGCCAGCTCGAAGCGTTCGCCATTTCAGGGG